ATCAGTCTTATCGGACACCTCGTCAGCTGGACAGATATGCAACCAGCAAGGATGGCACTCACCTTGGCGATCGTCGCCGTGACGTCCATACTGCCCGGCCACGTCGTCAAAGTGTTTTCCCGCCTTTCCGGCCATTTCTGGCGCCAGTTGTGGCTTCCCGGTTGGCTCAATTGGATGTTCGAGCGTATCGTCACTGAAATTGGAGGTGGCCCTGGATCCCTGTTTCTGAACCACCTTCCTGGGCGTGGGTGGTTCTGGCAGGCGTACATCTGGACCATAGGTTTGTATACCATCCTGCCCGGCCTTGTGCCCTGTGTCGCGATCCCCTGGCTGGCCTGGAGTACAGGGACAATCCCTGTGCTGGGAATGTGGTACCTGTTCATCCTCCTAGAAAACTTGGTCCCTTTGCTACCCCTCCTGGAACCTAGCATCAGTGTGCCAACATACGTCCCGCTCCACTACCATCATGCGCTCGGGACCTGGGTCCAGTACTGGGCAGCCAGCAATCTCCAGGCCCACCCAGTTGGGTTCTCCACATCCTTGCTTAGAACCCTTTCTACACAGGGCCACTGGCTTTGGCATCACTTTAAAAGTTTCACTTTGGCCATCCTCTCGCACATTTACTGGGCGCAGGCCAACATGGGGAACTGTGGTCGCGTCCCAAACTTGCCTGCCCTTCCCAGAAAGCCTCCTACCGCTGTCAGGAGAAGGAACGTGGATATAACCCTGCCAACAGTCCAGGTTCTGCCAGCAGCGATCCCGGGGGCACCTGCGGGTGTGCAACTGGCCGTTGACCCCGTGGGACTCAATTACCCCGACTGGCTCCAGCAAGTTACAGATGCCTACAATCAGAACCCCCGACAGTACCCACAGTTGACCCCAGGCCAGGCCTGCTTCTGGGATTCCGTTGCGCACTATGGCGGCACCGCACACATGTGGTATTCGTGGTTTATGGCATTCAACAGGCGCACTCCCGACCCAAACGACCCAGTCGTAGGCAACGTGACCCTACCCGACATCCAAATTTTTGCAGCCACCTCGCGCTTCGGATTGAATATAAGCGGCCTTGTGCGCGAAGTCACTGCTACCCAAGGACAGGACTGGCCGACGCTCCACCTCAACCTCAGCAGATCCGTCGCCAATGGTCAACTCCACATAGAGCTGGCCGCAGCCACTCAGCCTTCGGACGATGTGGGTAATCTTGCCAAAATCATCCGGACTATACGCGCCACTAACCCGGCATGGGATGCGGCAGTCCAGAACGCCCACAATAATGCACCTGTCGACTCTGTGCCACGACCATCCCCATTCTTGCTTGGCGTTGCGGGAGCCAACCCCGTCCCAGACCACATGACTTCTGTTGCGGATGCCATTGTAGCCTCCTTCACCACGCTGCCTATAACTGACTTTGCCAACCAGGGCGGTTTCGCTTTTGACAACACTCAGGTCTACATGCACCCGTTCCCGCAGTTGTACAACTATGAGGCCCCGGTAGGAACCCAGCGTATTGGTAGACAAGCACCGAGTAAGATTTGGCAAAAGTTCACGTCCATTTCGCGCAGACTTAGACTGAAGGTCACGGAGCAGTACCAACACCCGATCAGCCACCCGGACATGAAGATTGGTGCCACCGCGGGGCAACGGAGAGACAATGCCGTCCGTGGCAATGTTCGTCCGGACCCCCCTATGTGGGTCACCATGCGGAATGAACTTGCCAACCAGCTACAAAATTTCCAAAATGTTGCCTTGCCAGCGGTCCCCCTACAGGAGGAGACCGTGATGTACACTTGCGATGTTGACCGGGCCGCCAGGCTCGCCGCCGACTTGAAAGCACACCCATCTGTACTAGAAAACCACGGAGACCGTACGGTCCTGCAGTCTCTCGATGCCATCATAGACACCTATCGGCTGGAGGGCAAAACGGTCTCCCTGCCCATCAAGTGTTACTTCGGTGTCTGGGGATGTGGCAAAACCACTGCCACAAGGGCTTTCCTCCATGGACTCACCGCCGGTGAACGCGCACAAGTGAGGGTGGTGAGTCACACGGAATCCCTCCGCGCCTCCACCAAAGTGAAGTTGGACTTCCCCGAGATGCGTGGCTACAACTTCCCCACTATAGCGTCCATACTAACGGAACCGTCTTCGGGGCCCATTGTGCTGGATGATGCAGGCAAGTACTGGGGCGGACTCATTGACCTCATCTGCCTTTGCAACCCGTCTGTCCCCTATTTAGTCGTCAATGGGGATCCCGCCCAAGGTCTGTCATGCACTCCCATACGTGGTGGTCAGTCGGAGCACGACCCCACCGCAGTTGAGTGCGTGGCAGGCAGTGCCACCATGTATGCCACTATAACACACCGCGGGTTCAAGTTGCTAGCAGACACTTTGGGCGTGCACACCACTAACTCCGCCTACGGCCATATAACACACACTAGTAGGCCGAAAGTGGGCATCCCGGTTTGCACCGCATCTCCTCGTTACGTTGGAGTGCTGCAAGGTGCCGGAAGAAAAGCCTACACTTATGAGTCAGTCCAAGGTGAAGACTTCGGTGAGGACATGGAGGTTGACATGACTGGCCTGGAGGGCGCCGTCCTCGACCGAACAGCATACGTGGCACTCACGCGCAGCAAGACAGGCGTTTACTTGCATCTGGACGCCGCTGACCCGAATTCCACAATCAGATCAGCACCAACCGGCAGTGATTTGATGAACGCTCTGGTGTTCGCCATGCGCGCCAGTAACACCCCCAGACTCCCAGGCCCCGACTGGTTGGTGAAGGCTGCATTTTACCGCCACCTGCATTGGTGCATGCCCTTGCTCCCATGGTTTGCCTCTATTGGTGCGAGCATTCCCCCAGAGGCCTTCCAGATGGTTTATCCGAAGGCAGCGACCGCCTACATATCCGACTCTTCACCCCATGAGTCTCCTGCCACGGATCCAGAACCGTGCTCAACGGCCCCATTCGAGGAAATTTCTCGCGAGATCCACCATGTGGCGAAAGAGTACAGGGAAGTAGGAACGCGCTATGGCCAAACGGACCAATTTAAGGAAACGGCCTTTGTAAACCCACATGTACACAAGCGCGGTGACACCCCCACGTACTTCCTCTCCGTTGAGAAGCGGTTGACCACTGCCACTCAGCAGCAGAATCTCTCCAGAATGTTGGCATGCCCTCGGCAGGACATGTGTGATGAGTACGACAAGATTGTCCCATTCCCACCGAAGTGGACCGCTGAGAAACACTGCGAGTATGTTGACCAGGCCGTCGACGAATACTGTTCCAAGCGCACTGAGTCGGCAGTAATGGGGAAGCTGGCTCAACATGACCCGGACCGGACCGGGTCCGACATTAAGATTTCTCTCAAGAACCAGGTCATCAAGAAAGACGAGAAGCGCGGCAAGCTGGAGGCCATCCCAGGCCAGCTGATACATGAGTACGATGTGCTTCAAACCCTTGGCGATGCCCCGTTCGCCCTATTTCTAGAAAATGACATCATTTCTGCCTTCCCCGAAAATTTCCTCTTCTATCGGAGAATGAACCCGACACAGTTCAAGGAGGCCTACCAAAAACGGTGGCGCGTCGGCAATGGTGTTCACACATCCGACGTAACTAGATGGGATGTTGGGTGTGATGCCGGCGTACTGAACTTTGACGTCCATGTCATGGAGAGGTCTGAGTTCCCGCGAGAGTACATTGACGCCTACATACATAGGCGTCTTTCTTCCAGATCACAGCACGGACCGATGCAGACAATGCAGAATTCTGGTGACCGTTACACTTGGCCAATCAACTCCACCAGACGGGCCGTCCTTGCCTCCTTGGTGCTCCAAGTCCAACCTGAGGACACGGTTGCAATTAACGGGGATGACGAGGCCATGGACCGCTGTGCAGACGCGCTACCGTTCACTGATTCCCCCTGGGAGTTCAAGGACCAGAACGGCTCCGTCGGTGAATTCTCTGGGTTTGAACTTGGAGGACCCTGCCCAGTTTACTCTGCTCGCGGCATCCACTACAGGTGCATGATTCTCGAATCACGTGACCCATCCGCCCAGGACAAGTGGGTCAACTACTTAGACCTACTGTCGCATGCCGACCTTGAGACCGAAGAGGCTCTAGATGTGGCCCGGTCCGCACAAGAGCACATGCACCCCGAGCTCTTCACCAAGTACTTGCCACCCCCCCTCCGACCACTTTTCCCTGAAGTTTTTGTTTGAGTCTTCTACCTTTCTTCCCTTTCCTTCTTACCTTCCCTTCTCTTGACCTTTCTTCTCTTCACGAATTCGACTCTATTTTATTTCTTCACGCCCTCGGTATGGCGTTAAACTGCAATCGTCCGCCAACTTCGGAACGATCCGCCCGTAAGGGCGTCTGTGCGTGCATTCACCCAGGGGATGGCAACCCTGCAAGCACGTGCGTGTCTAGTCCGGTGCATCCGAACCGAAACCCCATGACTAGGCTGTCCCAGCCGATCATACACCAATGAGGAGTGTCCAGAGAAGTGTGGACACAGGTCTGCGACCAGACACATCGCACCCACACCCACCACAACTCGTGGGAACTGCAGAGACTGCACGCTGGGCGGGCCGGTACAGGTACCCTCTTTCCATTCCTGACCACACACTGGCCTGAAAGGAACAGTCCACTGCCTCATGGCCTAACAGCCACCCGATGTTGAGGTTGTGCTCTCCAACATGACAAGTCAGCCCATCACCAGAATCGTTGCACGCATCCGATCCACAACCATCGATATTGGAGATACCACAGGGCATTTCATTTCATCCGAGGATTTGCGTGCGCTCGCCGCCGTTGCATTGGAGCGCCAAGAATATAACGCTTTCCTCGACTCAGGTTCAACCCGATCACCCACCCCGACCGACCTCCAGGGATTCAACTCCCTGTCAATTGAAGACGAGTTCTCTTTACAGGCCCAGGCCGATTTCGAAGCCGCCCGCAAACGCAAGGGGGAGCTGGCCAACAAGCTCCGGAGAATTCGGTACCAAATCGAGACTGCAACCAACCGCGAGGACAAGATAAGCCTTAACTTAGCAGAAGGGCGCGTTACTAAAGAGATTGCACGTGAGGAACGTACCATCCAGAGCTACTTCCGCACTCGCGATGTCTGATGTCATTGGCGACACGGCTGAATTGCGGAGGAACACGATACAGGCGAAAGCTAGCTACAGGATTGAAGGCCAAGCGGGCGCCTTTCACTTTCGCCTTTCGGACGCTGACGGCATCAAGAAGTACTTTGCCTCCCACGCTAAAGTCAAGATCCAGGGGACCGTGACTGCACTGGTTTCGGGACCCGCGCAATCTACGATTGCCACCACGGTGGTGGTTGCTGTTTGTCCAGACAAGTACCCCGACTGGCCGACTCAGGAAGATCAGATTGTCCAACTCCAGGGGTCCACGAGGATCCAGCACAACATCCTCGTCCCACAAACTCCGACGCCGATTCCGTTTGGCAACGAGGTTGCTGAGGTTCTCAAGCCCAAAACGTTGGTTGACTACCCTCCTGTTGTGGTTGGTTATTACACCATTGCTGGTGGCTCTCAGAGCTCCTACGGCTACGTCATCTTGAACGTGACTCTCACACTAGAAGGCGTGGCCCACCACAAGACATGGTGATGTTGGATTTACTTGCGCCTGATGTGGGAACCTTGTTTGAAAACTTATTTCCTTGGCTACAATTTCCTGATTCATATGAAAACTCTAAAACCCAAAAACAAGCCTATGCGCCCGGGAATGGACCGCCCGGCAAAAACAAGCCTGCCAAATCTGACCTTCAGTTTCTCCAGAAACTTGAGCTGCACTACGAGGACCAGAATAGGCCGAGGCCCGAGCTTCGCGACAGTGACAAATACAGCGTTTCTCCGACTTCCTACAAGCTTGTCTCAGAGGTTTACCCGGAGCTGGATCTCCGTGAAGCCACCGACCAGTCATTACCGCAGATTGTTTCTGACCACGTGCGCAAATCCTCTCTTCCCAACGCCGGCTTTCGGCTTGTAACACAACGCACAATGTCTTTTCCTATGGAAACCTTTGAATTTGAGGGCTTTAATGTTAACATAGACCGCATGGTTTCCATGCCCGAAGATACTTTGGTGAGGTTCCCCCGAGAGAGACCGTGCGAGTTTGAACTTTGGGATGATGCATGCACACGTGTTTTAGTTAGGATTAAGTCCACCAAACCCTTCCAGCACGACGCTTACGCGTCGGTTGATGATGACAACCACTGGATCAGCCCGGACGATGATCACCATTACATGGGGCTACGATTTCAACTATATACCGC